ACGCGGGCGGTCTGTCCTACCTGATTGATTTGCAGCAAAACACGCCGTCAGCCGCGAATATCGCCCGATACGCCAAAATCGTGAACGACCGCTACATCGAGCGGGGATTGCTGAAAGTGTCGTCTGATATTGAAAAAATCGCCCTAGCCAAAGACGGCGGTGACGTTGCCCAAAAACTCAATGCGGCGGCGGATTGTTTGGCGGCGGTCGGTAAAGACGCGGTAAAGCGCGAAAACAAAACCTTTGCCGAAACGTTGCAAGACTTAATCGCCGATTTAGATAAGCGGCTTGAGGGTGTGCGGTTCGGTTTGCCGACAGGCTTGCCGCAACTGGACGAAGCAATCGACGGGCTGCCTAACGGAAATCTGATTCTTATTGCCGCCCGCCCGTCAATGGGTAAGACGGTATTAGCGGAAAACATTGCCCGATTTACGCTGAAACAAGGCAAGGCGGTGCATTACCAAAGCTACGAAATGTCATCACTGGAACTTGCCCGCCGAAGCATGGCCGCAGAATGCAGCATCAACCTGAAAAGCCTGAAAACAGGTCGTCTGACTGAGATGGATTACTCAAACATGGGCGGCTACATGGCAAAAGCGTCTGACTGGCGGCTTGATGTGAATAGCGATCTGTTGAACGTGGACGAGCTTTGCTTTTTGGTAAAGGAAAAGAAAATGACGACCGGTCTTGATTTGTTGGTGGTTGACCATCTGCACATCATGCCGCGACCGGGTAAAGACGAAGTGGCTGAACTTGGCAACATATCCCGCCGCCTGAAAAACCTTGCCGTCGAATTGAATATCCCCGTCGTGCTGGTTGCCCAGTTGAACAGGGGCAGCGCGAAAGCGGCAGACAAACGCCCAAACATGGCAGACATTCGCGGCAGCGGCGCGATTGAGCAGGACGCAAACATCATCATCATGCCGCACCGTGAAAGCTACTACAACAACCAAGTCAACCCGCACCTTGCTGAGTTGATTATCGCCAAAAACCGTGATGGCGAAATGGGCAGCGTGGTTTGCGGGTGGAAAGGTCAGTTTGCACGATTCGAAGACGAGCCTGATCTGAATTGGACACCGGCTGAACAGAACAACAAATGGGGTAATCAGTATGAAGTCTGAAACCTGTTACCACTGCGCCCACGCGGATTTCAAAGCACTTTCTGAAACCGAACTGCGAGGATTTGCGAAGTGCAGCAGGGCGCGAAATGCCGAAGAAAGGGCGACGTATTACCACGGCGGGCATAGCTGCCATCTGAAAGGATTTGAATCCGCACCGGTGGCGACGATGGCAAAGCGAAGTGAAATTTTTGAAAAATGGCGAACGAAAGGAAAGTGAAAAATGAATTGGATTGAGTGGTTAGGTCTTGCAATGGCTTTTGGCGCGGTGCTTGGTGTCGCTATTCACGCCGCCGCCCGCGCGCCGCTGGATGAATTTGGTCGGAGAATTGAACGCGATGACGACTAAAAAATCAAAGGGCGCGATATATGCGTTAGGTCGTCTGAAAACTGGCGAAATGAACAAGACAGAAGCGGCATATGCCGAATATCTTGAACAACAGAAGCGGCAAGGATTAATACTTTGGTATCGGTTTGAGGGTGTGAAACTACGACTTGCGGATAAAACTTTTTATACCCCTGATTTTGCCGTCATGACTGCAAACGGCACAATGGAAATGCACGAGGTAAAGGGTTTTTGGCAGGATGATGCCCGCGTAAAAATTAAGGTTGCCGCCGAATCTTATCCATTCCGCTTTGTCGCGGTTAAGGTAAAGCCCAAAAAGGATGGTGGCGGTTGGTCGTTTGAGGTCTTTTAAGGGGGCATAGTGAGCGTAATCAGAAAAGCCGCCAAAGGTGAGCAATGCACACTCAACATCGCCGGTGTGTGCAATTACAACCCTGAAACCGTCGTCTTTTGCCATTTCCCGAGCGAGACGCACGGCATGGGTTTGAAAAGCGATGACTTGAGCGGCGGTTTCGGGTGTAGCTCTTGCCACGACGTGATAGATGGTCGGTCGCATATCAAGTTGAACCGCGAAGACAAAGAGTTTTATATGCGCCGGTCGCAGTTCCGCACGATACGCCGCCTTGAAGAATTGGGGATTATCAGCGTGAAAGGTCGTATGAAATGAACGAAGCGAAATTCACGCTGACTCCGCAAAATGCGCGCGGCGTCATGCGGTCGATTTGGGACAACCTGAACGGGTGGTTCGAGAATGGAAATTTAGACATCACGATCCGCCCGCACAAATCCAAACGGAGCGTCGAACAAAACCGCCGACTTTGGAAAATTTACGGCGAGTTGGCAGACAAAGCATGGGTCAATGGCCGCCGATACAGCGCGGAAACGTGGCACGAGTATTGCAAAGGCGTGTTACTAGGCTTTGATATTAAAGCCATGCCCGACGGCACGGAAGTCAAAACGCCGATAAGCACGACGACGCTTAATACGGCGGAAATGACGGAATACCAAAACCGCTTGCAGGCGTGGGCGGTTGGGCAATTTGGCATAATTTGGGAGTTTTGAATGCTGGTACAGTGCAATGAGGATAACGGTAAGCGGTGCGGAGAATCACATGGGCGGTCTAAGCTGACGGATAAAGAGGTTGAGATAATCAGGCGGCTTAATGATCAGGGTGTCAATTATCATATTTTGGCGCGGAGTTTTGGCTGTTCGCCCGAAACGATTGGGCGCATCTGCCGCCACGAGATCCGTAATGTGATTAAAGTAAAATGGAAAAATTTAAATGCTGACTGAACAACAAAAACGATTTGTCGAAGAATATTTGATTGATATGAACGGGGCGCGGGCGGCGCGGGCGGCGGGTTATTCGGAATCGTCAGCGCGTGTAACCGCATCACGCCTGCTTAAGGATCCGGAGGTTGCCCAAGCTGTCAGAAAAGCGCGTGAAAGCCTGTCTGAACGGACGGAGATTACGCAAGACTGGGTATTGCAACGCTGGGCAGCCATCGCCGATGTGGATAAGCGCGCGTTTTTTGATGATGCCGGCCGGTTGCGTCCCGTGAGCGAGTGGACGCGCGAAATGGTGTTGGCGGTCGATGGGCTTGATGTAACGGAGACGGAAGGGGAGATTGCGGCTAAGGTGTCAAAATTGAAGCTGTCGAGCAGTAAAGCCGCATTGGACAGTATCGCCCGTCATTTGGGTATGTTTAAGGATAAAGTCGAGCTGTCGGTTGATGAGACGTTGGCGGAACGTATTGCACGGGCAAAGGCGCGTTTGAAATGACAGACCTCAATAGCCAAATCATCGAAGCCGCCGTCGCGTATCAGCATGACCCGTTGTCTTGGGCGATGTTTGCCTATGACTGGGACAACGGCGAGCTTGCGGGGTATAAGTCGCCGCGCGCTTGGCAGGCAAAAATCATGGAGGATGTGAAAAACCATCTGTCCAATCCCGAAACGCGCCATATGCCGTTGATGATTGCGGTTGCGAGCGGCCACGGTATCGGCAAGTCGGCGGAAATTGGGATGTTGATTAATTGGGCGTTGTCAACGTGCGAGGACAGCAAGGTCGTCATTACGAGCAATACGGAAACGCAGTTGCGCACCAAGACCGCGCCGGAGGTGGGCAAATGGCAGCGGTTGAGTATTACGGCGGATTGGTTTAACGATGCGGTTATGAGCATCACGGCTAAAGACCGTCTGAATACCAAAACTTGGCGGGCTGACTTTGTGCCGTGGTCTGAGCATAATACTGAGGCGTTCGCCGGTCTGCACAATAAGGGCAAGCGCATTATGCTGGTGTTTGACGAGGCGTCGGCGATTGCGGATAAGGTTTGGGAGGTCGCCGAAGGTGCGCTGACCGACGAAGATACGGAGATTATTTGGCTTGCTTTCGGAAACCCTACGCGAAATATCGGGCGTTTCCGAGAATGTTTCCGCCGGTATAAGCATCGCTGGATAACCTACCAAATCGACAGCCGCACGGTCGAGGGAACGAACAAGGCGCAGATGCAAAAATGGGCGGAGGACTACGGCGAAGAGTCGGACTTTTTCAAAATCCGCGTGCGCGGTATGTTCCCGTCAATGTCCGCCCGTCAGTTTATCTCGGAGGCGGATGTGTCGGCAGGGTATGGCAAGCATATCCCCAAATCACAATATGAGTTTGCCCCAAAAATCATCACGGTTGATCCGGCGTGGGAGGGGGACGACGAATTTGTGATCGCGATGCGGCAAGGTTTGGTATTTAAAATCCTTGAGACGTTCCCAAAAAATGATAATGACCTGATTGCCGCGCAAAAAATCGCACGGTACGAAGACGAGCATAAGGCGGACGCGGTATTTATCGACGCGGGCTTTGGTACCGGCATTAAATCAGCAGGGCAGGGGCTTGGGCGTGATTGGAAGTTGGTGTGGTTTGCGGGTAAATCGAACGACCCGGGCTGCTTTAACAAGCGCGCGGAAATGTGGAAAGCGGCGCGTGATTGGCTGAAAAATGGTGGGGTTATACCCGACGATCCGATGTTGCGCGATGAGTTGCAAGCTCCTGAGATTGTGCCGCGTGCTGACGGAAAGATACAGATTGAGTCCAAGAAAGAAATGAAGTCGCGCGGTGTGCCAAGCCCGAACCGTGCCGATGCGTTGGTTATCTCGTTTGCGTATCCTGTCGTCAAAAAAGAATTGGCGTATCGTGGAGATGCATCTAAGATGCGCCATGATTATAGTCCGATATAAAACAAAGGCCGCCTGAAATTCAGACGGCCTGTTATTTTATTTGCGCACAATGTAATTCAGTAATATAACCCATTTGGTATGCGGCATATTTGCGTAACTTTTTTGGTTTGGGTTTGCTTCCCATCTTTGCGCCGTCGGCAAGGCTACTCCAGTTATGTCGGCTACCTGTTGTTGTGTCAGTCTGTACATTTGGCGCAATAACTTTAAGTTGTTTGGCGTGTAGCCAAGTTCTGGGGTCTCAATCATTTTTTATCTCTTTTTCCTTTTTAAGTCTGCATCTTTTGGATACGACGGTGCTTAGTTTTGCACCTAATTGTGTGGCAATCTGTTGATTACTCTGTGTCCAGTCCACGCTATCCCAATTTAGTGCATGCGATTTGCGCTGTTGAATCATTTTTGCCAGCCCGTTATTTTTGGGACTTTCGCGTCCTTTTTTTGTGCGATCGTCTGTGAGTTTGAGTGGCTTTAGGTCGCGGTACAGTTGCAGTGTGCCTGCGTTATTAGACCGAGTTACGCCTAACGCTCCGCGCCATTTGGCGATAGTTGCTTGACTAAGCCCCAGCATCTCGCCAATATAGGCCGCACTCTTTGTTTTGACCGCGTCAGCCAGTTCGCCGCACAAAATCGGCGTGCCGGTATCCTTGCGGTATATCCAGACCAGCGCGCCGAACAGCGCCGCGCCTCCGACTACCACATTGCCGGAGACCTCATCATGTATCACATCTCCTCGTTTGACTTTTGGTGGGTTATAGGGTTGCACGCTAATGTTGATGAGTGGGTAAGGATAGCCGCCGGAATCCATATCATGCAGTATGCGTTTTAGTGTGTTTGCGCCTATCGGCAGAGATGAGGCGCACTCAGTATATGTGCGTGTGGCAATATAGGCGGCAAGCTCACGGGTGATGATGACTCGCTGCCCGCCGCGTATGCCCTGCTTGCGTCCAAAATATACAGTTGGGTGTTTTGTGTTTGGCGGCTTAACCTCCGATACTATCCAATTATCACCCCAAAAATCTTTTATTGTATCCATATAATTGCTTTGACAAAACCGCCCTTTCGGGCGGTGCATGAGTTAATTGCCAAATTCTTCGTCGAGGGCGGCATTGGCGGTGGCAGCGTAGTCTTCTAAATCGCTGTTGGTGCTTGTTACCGCGTCCATTACACGGTTATAACCGTGTTCTGCCACCAGTTTGGCGATGCGGTTTTCGAGGGCTTGGTTGTCAGCAACCACTTTCGCCCACCAGTTATAATCGGCTTGGCTGATGGCAAAATCGACGTTTTCGTTGTCGGTTTTTTTAAATTCTCGGTCAAACGCGCCGGTGTTTCCCACAAAGTCAAAAATGTAATCGCAGCCAGTTTTAGGGTCAATAATAGACAGGGTTTCGATTTTGCCAGTCTCTTTTATATATAGTTTCATTTTTTTTTGCTCCTATTGTTCGCAAGGGGTTAGTTAGGTGGCGTTGCGTTATCGCCATGTGTGTATAATACCGCGTTAAATGCGGTATCGCAATAGGTTTTTTTGATTGTTTTGATATGTTGTTGATTTTATTAAGAATTAAATTTAAAAGAAAATCCCGATGTTAACGATTAATAACATCGGGATGGTTTTATTTGTCGGTTTTAGATAATTGGTCTTTTTTTTCGTAGAGACTAGTTATTTCTTGCAGGATTGCAATTTGTTCTTTTTGTTCGTTGATGAGTTGTTTTTGTTTTTCGATTGTGGTTTCGTGGATTTTAATTATTTCTTCTTGCTTCTTAATTATATTTTCGAAACATTTTTTTATTTCTTCTTGCTGCTTTCGATACTCCGAGTCTATTCGCCATCTAATTGTGGCGTCAATTAGTGGCTGCATGATGTTTTGCGGCTCTTGCTTAGGCTTATTATTTTTAAAAAAGTTGAACATTGCATATACTCCGGTTGATATATTATGGATTATATCAGGCGGGAAAAGAAAATTCCCGATGTATCAACCATCGGGAATCTGTTTAGTTGCTTACTGCCTTTGACAATGCTTTGTGCCGTGCCTTGCAGTCATTGTATAGGTGTACGACCTGTAACGACCACGGCAGGATGTCCGCGCCGGTATCGCCTACCAGTTTAGGCAGTTTGGGGCATGGTTGCACCAAATCGGCGGGCGGTTTAATCGCTGTCGGCAATGGCGGCGTTGATGACTGACAGGCCGTCAGAATCAATGCACACGTTGCGATAAACAGGGCGTTCAACGATTTTTTGCACTTCAACATATTGGATCCTTTCTTTTTCAGCTCGTTCGGCTTTGTCTGTTTGGTATTTTTCAGACGAGGCGCGAAACTCTTCTGCTTGCTTGATTGCTTCTTCTTTCAGGCGGTTTGATATTTCCAATGCCATATCGTCGCGCCCTTTTTGGTAGGCTTTCTTTACGCTTCCGTCCCACCAAAAAATAAGACCGATGATGGCGGCGATAATAGCGAGATACCGCCAATATTTTTTAAGTAATATCAGTATCATAACGTTTTAACTCTCCGGATATTGGTGTCATTGCGCCGCCATGCATTGCGTGTAGCGTTTTTGGGTGCGCGTCCATACGCCTTTGCAACCGCGTGGACCCCAGTTGCTCGGGCGGCTGCAATCGCGCCCGGCGGCAAAGCGGTAACGCAAGAGGGCGCGGCAGGCGGCTACATGGTTGCCCTTAAGCAGTTCGCGGCGCATGGACGACGTGTAAAACTTTTGCGCGCCGAAGTTGTAAAAAAAGTCGATGTACACATCATACTCGTTTTGAGACAACTCAACGCCGGGCAACATGGCTTTCATTTTCGCTTCGTCCTTGCCGACGTGGGCGCGGAGCATTTTATCGGCTCTCGCACGGCTGACAGGCGGGTCGGTGATTTTGACCTTGCTGCCGTCCTCGTAAACGGTGCTGCCATGACCGACCGTCGCCACTTTGCCGATGTCGTGGTAGGGTTTGTCGCGGTATCCCTCCTCTGCCTTGATGCCGAAAATAGCGATGACCGACGCGCTGAGAATGGCAATCGGGTACTTTGGGTTAATCTTCATAGCATTTTCCTTTTTTAATCTGTTGTTTACGCATCTCGTGTATTTCTTCGGCGCGGCGGTTTTCTTTGGCTTTGAAATAAAGGTTGACGAAAAAACCGCCTATTGCGACTGCGAGACCGATAATTGCAACCCAGTCAACGCCGTTAAATGCCCCCATAATTCCCACGCCCGCACCGCCGTATGTTGCATTACTCGCCCAGTTTGAAGCCCCTGACGCTGCTTGTACTGATGTATCTAATTTGTTCATATTCACTCTTTCTTATGCCGCCTGACGCTATATCAGGCGGCTTGCTCCTGTTTATCGCAACACTTCGGGTTTGACTTTTTTGACAACCTCGAGGCTTGCCGATTGCAACTCGTCAGGGCTGAGGCTGCGGTCGAAGAACATCAGGTCTTTGCCGATGTCGGCGGACACCATGCCGTTGCCGTTTGCCGCTGCGCCGAATGTCAGGAAGTCTGCGCCCGGGCTGACGTTTTTACCTAAAACGTACCATTTGCCGACGGTAAGCTCTTCGTTTCGGTACTCTTTGCCGTCAACGGTTGCGAATGATGGGCGAGTGATGCGGAATTTATCGGGAGTGCTGCCCTCAACAAAGGCAAATGCACCGGCAATAATCTCAATTTTGCCGCCGTCGCCCGCCTTGCCTGCGCCCGATGCAATCGCGCCTGATTTTTTGCGACCGCTCAAATCGAGGACTTTGATTGGCAAGACAACCGTGCTGATTTTGGTCGTCAGCGGCATGGTGGCTTTGGGGTATGCGCCTGCGCTTGCGCCATCGGATTTCAGGCGCGCGCGCAAAATTCCCGCATCTTTGTCAATCAAGCCGGGATAGCCTTGTGGTGTTGCGCCTGTATCGCTCTCCGCTTTGGTAATGACAAAACGTCCGTCCGCGCTTGATACGGTGTCGGTCGTTGCACCGTCCCAGTTGAGTGCAAATGTCGGAGCAGGGGCGGCTACTTTTGCGACAGGTTTGGCGGCGGCGTATTTTTCTTCCCATGTTTGCGGTGCCGGGCGCGTTGTCGGTACGGTTGGGGTCGCTGCTGATTCGCTGTTGGTCGTCGCGCCTGACAATGTGATGTCTTCGGTACCGGCTTTGTTGTTGTACACGTTGACGCTGGCGGCAGGTACGTTGGACAGCGTGATAAATTTGTTGCCGCTCAAATTTGCCGCCGTCAGGCCTTGCCAAGTATTGTTCATCACTTCGTACTTGGTCTTTTCGTTTGTGCGGCTTGCTGCAAATGTGATTTGCGCACGCTGTGCGGCGGCAATCTTGATGGTGTTGCCGTTAAATTTGACCTGTGGACGTGTGTCGGTACGCATATAGAGGATGTCGTTGTCCGCGCGGTCTGCGGTCGTGCCGAGATTCAGGGTGTTGCCGCTGATTTCAAATGCGCCGTCAATAACGCCGTTCGCGTCTGTTTCTTGGATGTATAACGGGGTATCAACAATCTTTTCAAAATTGAAAGTATTGTTTTTAAATGTGAAATTACCCATGCCGTTATAGCCGACACCTGCGCCAAAGAACAGGTTATGTACGCTCTTGCCGTTGACGATATTGCCCTCGATGGCAACGTTAAGGCGCACATGCTCGGCGTTTTCGTTGTTTCGCAACTCGATGACGCGGTGTACGCCGCGACCGTCCCACTCGACGCCATTGATTTTGTTGTTTTTGACTTCGATGTTTACCGTGTCGGGCTGTTTTTTCCAAGCCTGATTCGGCTGGGATTTGTTTTCGATTCGAATCCCTGTGTAGCGGTAGTAGTCGGAATTTCGGTTTTGCTCATATGCCGGTTGTTCGTCATCGACGGCAAGGCGGAAATTCGGGTCTTGGTTGATGGTGTTGCCATTGACTTTAACCAATCGCATCGCATAACCGCGGCTTTCAATCGCCACACCGAAGAAGCGGTTGCCTTCGATGAGGTTGTTTTCGACGGTAAAGTCGTAGGCATCGTGCGAGTCAATACCTTTACGGTAGTTGTAGCGTGCGCGGTTGTTGCGAATAATCATATTCACGTTGACGGAGCCTGCGCCTGCGGCAAAGCCGTAGCCGGTGCCGCCGTCTTTCTCATGGCCGTTTCGTTCGAGCGTATTGCCTTCGATGAGACAGTTGATTTGGTTGGCGGCCATAATGCCTGCCACGCGGTTGTGGTGGCAGTAACAGTTGATGACGCGGTTGTTCATGGAGTGGTGCGTCAGGTTGTCCACGCTCAATTCGCCGCGATGAACCTTGTCGTTGTCGTCAAAGGCGACTTCGTTACTTGTCAGGAAAATACCCACGCGGTTTGCGCCCGTGGATTCTACGTTCTCGACAAGGCAGCCGCTGGAGTTGTTGATGTGGATGTTGTTGATTGTGCCGAAATACGATTCTCCGGCGCGGTAAAATTCGCCGGTGTATTCGATTTTGAAGTCTTTCAAAACCTTGTCTTTTACGCCGTTCAGCAAGATACCGCCAAACCAACGTGCGTCGGTTTTGTTGGTATTTGGATCCCAGTCAATTTCTTGCGCCCAACCGTATTTCAGGATGGTTTTATCGGGGCCTGCGCCTTTAATGCCTTTGACGTTGGCGTAGTTGCTTTTCGTGATTTTGATTTGGAACGGCAATTCGTAAACGCCTTCTTCCAATTCCACAATCGTGCCGTTTTTCTGGGCTTCTTCCAGCTTCATCATCAGTTGCACGGTATTGCGGAATTTGCCTGTAACGCCCGGCAGATTCTCACTGCCCGCCTTATTCATTCCGATCCATTCTTCAAGGGCTTTTTGGCGGGTCATAATCAAGGCAAACATCTTTTCTGTATTGGTTTTACCTACAAGCTCTGTCATGTTGTCAGTCCTTTTTTATAAGCTTTTTTGCTTGGTTAAAAAATTCATCGCTTACTGCGCTGTTTGTTTGTGTGGTTGGGGAGTAATTAAGGTTGAAAAATCGGTGTGCCTGATAAGCGAAGTTGTCGCTCACGCCGCCTTCGTCGGGTATTTGCGAATAAATCGAATTGCCGAAAAACAGTTGGGCGTCTCGAACGAAGCGTGCGCTCACGTCGCTTTCATCAGGTATTTCCGAGTAACTTCCGTCCTGCGTGATTGCACCAAGTTGGGCATATAGGTCGGCGATTGACAGGCTTGTCCGCCCCGATTCGTTGAAAACGTATTCTTCAATCTGCCGCGCCTTTTCCCGCACTTCTGCCGACCGTTCGCTAAAGGCGGCATTCAGGTTGTCAACGGATAATCGGAACCGGTCGGACTGTTCGGTAAACTCTTTCTTGCTTTCGCTCAGTGTTTTATTGAACTCTGTAACCGTGCCGCTAAATGCGCCGACCTGTTTCTCATACCCGCGCACGTCCTGTTGGAATTTCTCCACCTGCTGCGGGTAGTCGTTGTTGACTATCCGGGTGCCGTCCTCGCTCCATGAAAGCCCTGATTTCGGCTCGGGATTCGGTATGGCTAGGTTGAGTTCTTTGTCCGATGTGATGGGCTGGTGCAATGTTCGACGCAATCGGTCTAATATTTGCAGTGTCAAGATAAGTTGTCGGTCAAGACAGGCGTTTAATACCTGCGGATAAAAACCACCCTGATTTGTAAACGTGGTAGGTTGCGTATAACTCCACCCGCTCACGATAATCATTCTTCGACCTTCAGGAAGCGGGTTTACCAGCGTGATAGACCCGCCCGGGTTGGTGTCTTGATTGGCGTTTTTGGACACTGTGTACTCTTCGCCAAATGCAAGCTTCACCTCGTCCGTTCCTGCTTTGTTTGACGTATAGACGGCAACGTCGGCAGGGTTGAAAATCTTGAAGCTAAAGGGGTATGTTCGCTCTCCACCGTCGCCGATGAAAAAGCCCGTCTTGACGCTTTCATAATGGATTGCCATAAAAAAAGCCTCTTTTGGAAATACCTAATGATATTTCTCAAAGAGGCTGTTATATGCATACCCGATTAGTTGCCTTGATACCCAAACAGTAACGCGGCGGGATTGTCGGTCTCGTCATCTTGCAAGGCTTGTGCGCCCTTGATGGTTCGGTTGATTTGCGCGGACGGCAGTCCGAAAGCGTCGCCCAACAGATTGACGCTCGCTCTGACAAACGCGCTGTCAAATTCGCCCTGTACCGCCTGTTGTGCGAGTTTGAATGTATCGTCAATCGGTCGCAAACCTGATGGGCCTGTGTATCCGTAGAACCTGTCGCCGGTTGCGATATTGGCAAGCTGGGTCATTTCTCGCCCGCCTACAAACAAACCGAGCAGGAAACTGATTTGCTCTTTTGCTAGTTTCTTCGCTAAATCGTCATCATCGTCGCCCGGTATCAATGCGGATTTCATCAGGGCGGTAAGCGCGGTCGGCACGACGTAAATCATCATCAAATCCGCCGCCAGCTTGGCTTTGCTCTTCTGTGTCTTCACTTCGACGAATCCCTGATTCAAGGCGGTATTCATGTAGGCGTAAAACACGGTAAACAGCTTCTGCGTGTTGCTTCCGCGTTCAAATTCCGAAAGGTCTTTGATTTGTCCGCCGCCCTGCGTGTCTAGGACGGTTTGGTCGGCAAGCTTGATGGCGGTGTCCAGGTCTTTGCCGCTATCCATCGCCTTTGCAAGCGCACCATGCCAAATGGCGGTATCGACGACCTGCTGCATTTTCATCATCAGCCAGTACGAATACTTATTCAGGAATTTACGGATTTTGCCCGCGCCGTTGATGGTCGCCGCCACTTCGCGGATTTCGCGCAATCGGGTGTTGCCACGGTTGCGCATGAACTCCGACTGTTCCATCGCTGATTGCGTCGCCTTGATGGGGTGGGTGGTGTATTGGGATAGCCCGACCCACGCATATTTCCCACCAAGACGGGCAACGGCAGGTATAAAGCCTGTAAGCTGTACGGCTGCCGATACGACGTTGAAGCCAAGCCCGGTCATGCTGACGTTTTGGCGGAGCAATCCTGAAAACTTATCGAAACCTTTTACCGGGGCAGTGTTTCCGCGAGCAATGTCTTCAAGGGCTTTGTTCAGTTGCTGCTTCGCCTGTGCGCCCAGTGTTTCGCGGATTGCCTTGTCAATACTGCTTGATTTCAACAGACGTGCCGCGTCGATGACGGCTTCGCGGTGCGTAAGGTCATGGATGATTTCGTTCAGTCCGTTGTAGGTTACTGACAAATCCAACAGCAACGGGCGGTTTTCCACGGCGGCCGCGCGGTCTTTGGTAAAGCTGTGCCGCGTGTTGGCCGCCATCTTCACCGCGCTCTTGATGTCCTCTATGTCAGCAAGGGCGTTACCGCTCTCTGCCGCCTGCGTACTGGCGGAGTCGTATTTGGCCGGGTAATAACCGCCGCGCAATGTCAGCATCTCGCCGTCTGCGGTACGGACGGTCAGCGGCTTGGCTTCAACCCATTGCGGCTCAATGCCGACCACTTTTCTTTCCAGTTCGGCAATCTGCGGGCGGAAACTTTCGAATAAATCCCATACCTTTTGTACGGCCTGCCATTCTTTGCTGGTCAGGTGCTGCATCGCGTCCATCACTTCGGGCATATTCCAGTTGCGGACGCTGCCATGCCCGCCGCTCAACAGGCGTTGGATGTTGCCTTCGTTGCCCAAGTTTAGGGCGATGGCGAACAGTTGGCGGCGTGTGAATTTCTGCCCGCCGATTTGATATTCGGCATTGCGCCAATATTCGCGGTGCGTCAGGTTGTCGTTTAGCGGCTTCAGAATTTCTTCCAGCTTTTGCGCCGTCTCAGCCGTCATGGTCGCTTCGCGGTCGGCCGCTTCATTGATTGGACGGATGAAGTAATTCCAAAATGCGCCGGCGTCTTTGCCGCCGTCCAATATTCGGGCGATGGATGAAATTTTGATATGCCCCCACATGAAACCGCTGAAGCCGTCTTCTACACGTTCGATGTTGTTCGCCGCCGTCGATGTGCGTTTATCGTGGTCGCGTGCATTATCGCGGATTGATTCGACAATTTTGTCGCGGATTTCCTGATAGGTGCGTTTATCGCGGGCGGTCAGCATTTTGTTTTTCAGGCGGCCTAAATGCTCGATGCCTTTCACGGTGTCCACCAGTACGCGCATTTCTTCAACGGTCATCTCCCGATAATTGCGCTTCGCCTGAATCTCGGCGATATACTCGGCGTCGATGTTGTGCGCCCGCCCTTGCTCTTCCATCTTTTTGACGAACTGGAGCAGGGAAGTGCGTTTGTCCAAGTCTTTCAGGCTTGGCGCGTTGCTCAATTCCACCGATTCCAATAAAGCTTCGATTTGCTCGCGGTACTCAATATCAATGGATTTGACGACGCGGTTAAATTTGCTCAAGTATTTGCGCGCCGATTCCATTTCTTCACGGGCTTTCAATACTTCGCGTGCCATTGAGTTTTGCAGCAGTTGATTGCGTTTCTGCGTGGCGGCGGTCGGAATATCGCCTTTGCGGAATGCTTCTTGGCTCGCTTTGGCGGCTTTGGCTTCCGCGCGGGTATAAACCGACGGGCGCAAATCACGGACTTTGATTTGCTCCACTTTTTCTTTTGCGTAAACAGATGCGGCTTTGCGAATCAGCGAGGCGGCGCCTGTTGCTTTGGATAGTGCTTTAAACTCGGCGGCGATGATGCGCTGACGGATTTCGCTGTGCGCCGCAAGGTCGGCGGCTTCTTCAAAGTCTGCCTGCGTCGGTACTTCGCCTTTTTCTGCGAGAACGTTCAGGTATGCGGTTTCTTCGATTGCTTCCTGTGGCGGCTGGGCTTCGGTCAGGGCGCGGATTAAATCTTCCCCGCCTGAGAATACCGGCTCGCCTTCCTCATTCAGAATCAGGTCTGATACAAGGTCGGGGTGCATTCCGCCGTTTTTGCGCGTCATGTCAAAATCAATCAGGCGTTCAAGCGTCTGCCCGTCCACGCCCATTGCGACAAGGCTGTCATGGTCGAAGCGGACGGCGGTCAGGGCGTATGGGTTGGCTACATGGTCGCCCGCCTTTTGTTCGTGCGGAACATGGGCGGAACTGTAACGCTTGGTACCACGCATTTCATCGAAGAAGCGTTCTTCAAAGTCGCGCGGGTCTGCCTTACCTGTATCGTCAACGGGCAGGTATCCCTCTTCGGTCAAAGCCTCAATCATGCCGTCGATACTGCGCCCATTGGTTTTTCTCAATACGGGGTATCCGATATGGACGGCGGGGATTTTGTCTTTCGGGTCTAATCCGAATTGGCTAATCATTTCGTCTTTGTTTACGCCGCCTAATTTGGCAATGGCTTCAAACAGGCTGTCATGCGCTGCGTCAACCTGCTTGCTGAATTTCGGTTTGCCGTCCCCGATGCGGTTTTCTTCGGTCATGCGGGCGGTCAGAAGCTGCCACGCCCGATAAACAGGCTGGCTCATAATGCTGCCGCGTGCCGCCATTTCCGCACGTTGGAAGTCTGCTTTGTACTGTTTGCGCATCTCGCGGATTTTTCGCGCACGAAGATTTCGGATAAATGCCATGTCGCGTAACGCGCGGGCGGTCAGGTCGTCTTGCGCTTCTGCCGTCGCCCGTTCGGCGTTGTGCCGGTATTGCGCATAATCCGTGTCGTCCATGCCCGCCTGTTCCGCATCTTCAAACATCGGGGTCATGCCGTTGATGTATTGGGTTTGCTGAATCTGCTCGTCGCTGGCAAACATTCGGTCAAACACGCTGCGGACTTCATTGGTCAATTCGACATTCAGGTTTTTCAGTGAGTGATATACCTGTTTCAACCATGAACGGAAACGGCGGAACAACCCGCGCAATTCTTCGCTTGGTGCTTTGCCTTCGTACAGGTAGGCTTCAAAACCGCGCGCCCATTTTTCGTGGTTCTCGCGCTGCTCGTCCAGGCTCATTGCGTCCCATGCGGCAAGGTCTTTCACACCGAACCAATCTAAGGTCGTCTGAACGTCGGACAGGAATTGCCGTTCCTGTTCGGTCAGGTTCTCGGCAGGTTTGGCGGTCAGGTCGCGGGCGATGCGGGTATTCATTTCAAGGAAGAAATGCCCCAGTTCGTGAACGAATGTAGAAGCGTCGGCGTTTTTCAACAGGGCGATCAGGTTATGTTCGCGGCTGAACATTCCGCGGTCTGCGCCGCCTTGATACAGTATGTCTTGATTGGTGTCGGCGTTGGGGGTAGAATTGTCTGAAACCGTTTCTTTGTGGAATATGCCGGCTTCCGTTCCGAACGTTTGGTTGGAGGTAACAGCAATTTCGATTGCGCGTTGCTCATCAATCGCTGACGGATACTTCCACATCGAAACGGTTTTTATGTCTTTCTTCTTCCTGCTTACTTGTCCTAAGTAAACAACCGTTCCATCATCAAAGCTCTTCGCAAACATAATCCGTTTGCTTCCCTGTTCTGAAACCAAATCATCACGGATCGCGCCGTAATTGGAAACAATGTCAGGAATGCGGGTAATATCTTTGTCGGTAATTGCAATCTGCCCACGCGCTGCCTCTGCCTGCGCGTCGCCGTGTTCTTTCTTTATGTGGTTAATGTCTGCCTTTGATACGGAATGGGAATAGCCTTCCAGTGCTGGAAACTCGCCTGCCAATCTCGGATTGCCATTAGTCCAAAACACGGCTTCAGCTTTGTTGTTGCCGTTCCACAAATCTGCCGCGTCCTGCGGGTTTTCGCTATGCACCCATCCGCGCGGCGGGTTGCTTGCCAATGCTTGATTCAATACGCCGTCGTCAATCAGGCTCTCACCGACCACGTTCAAGCCGCCGTATGCTGCGTCAAAATCACGGATTCCCATATTCAGACGACCTGCAAGGGTTTCGATTGCGCGGGCGTACAGCGTGGCATTGGCTTCCGCCTGATTGGCGTCCATCGTCCCTGCGGCGGTAAGCTGCGCCTTTGCTTCTTCTTTGAACGCTTCAAATTCCGCCACGCGCCGGTCTTGCTCAGCCTGTGCCTGCTCTTCTTGATGGCGTGCCAAATCAGCCTGATAGGCTTCATCCATCATGGCATCAAATCCTGATTTGCGGATTTCTTCGGCTTCGGCGGCGGTCATGGAATCGGGTGTTTCCATTGCGATTTCAGCCAGTGCGTTTTGGTCTTCCTGTGTCAAACGGGCGTGAAAATCCCCGCGCGTCATTTCTACCATGCCGCCCGTTTCCGCCGCCTCTTGGATTTTTGCCGCCATGTCGGGCATGGCTTGGGCAACAGCGGCCGCACGTCCGGACTGCATCAATGCGCCGCCGTCGAAGTAGATTTTCTGATTGCCGGCGTAAACGTCGTTAATGTACGCCGCCTGCAATTCGGGACTGCGTGCGGTCAGTTTCGATCTGCTAACCGCGTCGCTCTGTATATTCAGATTTTGTTTGAATGCTGCTGCTTCGCGCGCCTTTCGCTCTGCGATGTATGCTTTTGCCAGTTCTGAAGTTTGGTGCGTAATACGACCAGCCCCTGTATTGACGCCTGCGATGGCAAGACTGGATACAAAAGTCCCCCTTGCTGCGTCCCATCGGCTGTTTTCGTAGTCCTGCTGCCAGTTTTTGTTTTTCAGGGAGTCGATGGTTGCCGCTTGATTGTAGTCTTGAGCGTGTGTTGCGATTTGCTCGCCAAGTACATCAGACCCCAAATAGCGCAATGCGGCTTTGCCCATGCTGCCGCCACTGAACATTTTGGACATGGCTTTAGAAGGCAGAATTTCGGTCGCTGCCTCAATCCCCCCTTGTCCTAATCCATATGAAAATGCAGACGAACGGTCAAGCCCTGCCTGTCTCGCATTGTTGTATTCCGTCAGCCCAGTTTGCATGCCTCCATATCCCATCATGAAAACGGGATTGCCCGTTGCAACTGTACCGACCAAGCCCGGCAAGGTTGCGCCTGCGCTGTTTAATCCTGAACCAAAATCTTTTGCTAATGTTGTTCGGTAGTTTGCCTGCGCCCCCGATTGCATAACTGCACTGTCAATCATGCCTTGTCTTGCTTGATTGTTCAGATAATCGCGCACAAAAGGGATTGCACCAAGCGGCGTCCAGTCTGACAGGAATTGGTTGAAGCCTGCGTTCATGCCGACAATACCGCCCGCCACGCCTTTCATTACAGTGGCGGGG